GCCATCTTGCCGTAGACAGGTGCCACCTTTACGGTCAACACATCGCCATCGTGGTAGCAGCGTTGGCTTAACCGGTCGTCAATCTTGCACTGGCGTTCGACCGTGCGGTGGCAGGTGGGGCAGAACAAATCGTATAACGGCATTATTCCATCCTCCGTGTTACCAGCCCTTCGTTGTCAACCACAATGTATCGCTTCTTCAGAAGCACATTCTTCATGTCATAGAACGAAGCCTTGCGCGCCGGCAGGAACTCTAGGCACGCTTCCTTCCATTCGATGTCGCTGATTGAAGTGTTGTCCGGCCGCAGCCGGCACAGCACATCAAACCCCCGCTTGGCGTGGCCGGCCAGTCTGCCAGTCGGGCCTGTGCCTACGGCGTCCGGCTCCACCACACAACTCGTCATCTCGTCGCCATCGGAGTCCAGCCCCACTACCACGGGCACCAGCTTGAAGCCAATCGGGGCGCCAATCTCCACGTCCCGCTGCTTGCTGGCAGTCACTCTATTGTCGCTGATCTGCAACTCCGTGTCAATAGCGCCCAAGAGGGCTGACGACCCGCGCGCCCCGGCGTTCTGGTTCTTGCCGGAGTGGTGGACGATCAGCACACAGGCGCCGGTCGATTCGATCAGGGCCGCCACCGCGCTGTTGAAAGCCCCTACGTCCTGTGCGGAATTCTCGTCCCCGCCCATCAGCGCACGCGCCAAGGTGTCGATCACGATCAGCACCGGCTTCTCCGGCAGGTCAGCAATGACGGCACCCAGTTCCTTGCGGCCAGTCTGCTCCCGCAGATTGAAGCTGGCAGGGGCGATGAAGAACGGCACGTCCTCGTTGCCATACTTCTGGCGCAGCGCCTGGGCGCGCTTGATTAGCCCGCCACCACCCTCAAAAGGCAGGTAGAGCACCGGCCCGCCGTGGACTTTATGACCCATCCAGTCCTTGCCGGCGGCAATGTTGTAGGCCAAGTCCAGCAGGGTGAAGGTCTTGCCGCCGCCAGGGGGGCCGTAGGCGATGGCGTAGGATGCCTTCTGCAGCAACCCCTTGGCCAAGTAGCCCGCGCCCTTGGATTCTTGATTCGCGAATTGAGAAAGGCGAGTGACCTTGGTGGGCTTGCGGGGTGGCGCCGGCGGCACATCCATGACTGGGAAGTCATCCGGCATGGCGGCGCGCGCGCCAGCGTCGTTCTGTGCATAGCGGTAGGCGTTACCCACCCTAACGCCTAATTCGTTGGGCGTCCACGGCGGGGAACAGCGATCGTTCCACTCCGCCAGCAGTTCGCCGGCCTGCTCGGCTGACGGCCCCAGATCCCGTAGGGCGCAGATGACCTTGAAGGTCTGCGCGTCGCCACCCTCGCCTTCGACGGCGCCGGGTTGCTTGGCCAGCCACTCCCGCGCCCGCGCCACCACGTCCACTGGCGCATCCTGTACATCGGTGGTGGACGTGCTGGTTTTGTGTACGACCGTGCCAAGTTTTAGCACAAGCCAGTCGGGCGCGTCGGCTATCGGGATGTCCTTGTCGAACCGGTAGCGCCCGGCTTCGACCTCTGAGCCAGGGGCTACAACGTAGCCGTTCTGCCCACGGATGTCCACCCCTCGGCCAAGGCAGTCCACCCCGTTGGCGACCGGCGCGTCGGTGCGGTAGAACAGGTGGCGCCCGCCAGTTGGGGTGATCGTTGTAAGGGTTTCAGGAAACCCGTGCGTCATCTCCAGTAGGGCCAGCGAGTCGTCACCGCCCTTGTTGACGTCAACGTCAATGACAATCATGCCTTTGGCGTGGATCCCGATGTTCGCGTCCGGGTTCTTGTCCCACCACGGGCCAAAGAATTGGACAATATTGGATGCCTTATTGGGCCAGTCCTTGACCAAGGGCGGGAACTTCGCCCCCGGCTTGATCGGGAACACCTCAAAGCCCTTGGCTGCAAGGGCGATGGCGGCGTCAAGTTTACTTACCATATCGTTTCATCGCTCCGCAGTCAGCCCAAAGGGGGAACCCGGCAGCCCACTCGGGCGGGGTTCGCATGATCTCCTGCATCTTCTGGCGCGCGGCTTCTGCCTTGTCCGCGTCAACTTCCACAACCGCTTCGTCATGGACGTGAAGAACTATGTTAGCACCAAGGGCGGACAAACGCAACATGCAATCCGCCAGCAGGTCACGGCAGGTGCCTTGGATAATGTTGTTGAACAGGCTGCCGCCGTAGGTGCCGACCCGCGCCCAGTTGGCCGAGTTCTGCGGATCCTTGATGACCTTGCCTTTCTTCCGGTCGTCCGGGGAAGGGTTGGTCATGTAGGTCAGCTGCGGCCCGTATTCGCCTTCCAGCAATTTCGGATACGGATAGCAAATTGCGCGACCGCTTGGCAGCAGGCACCATAGAAACGAACCGGCCACTTTAAACTTGGCTTGGCGACCGGGGTGGCCGCAAGCGTAGACTTCGCCGGGGTTTTTGACGGCGCTGATTGCCGCCCTTTGGATGCCATACCACGTGCCGACGATGCGCGGGTGCGCCGAGCGCCAGGCGTTTTTGAACTCGTCTGCTTTTTCATCGGTGACTTTCACTCCGTAAGTTTTGCCCATCACATGAAAGCTGCCGGCCCCACCCTGGTAGCCGAAAGCCAACTCCATCGTCTTGCCGACCTGCCGTTCTTCCGAGGGATTCTTGACAGACTCCACCGGCACGTTGAACGACTTGGCATAGGCCAACTCGTAGATGCCCGGCCCTGTCTTGGCGTCGGCTGCGCGGAAGGCTTCGATCTTCCAGTGTTCGCCAGCGAACCACGCAGCGCCCCGCCCTTCGACGTTTGAGAAGTCCGCCGCCAGCAGCATCTTGCCGGGCGCTGCCGTAAAGAACGACCGCATACACCGGGACACCATGGACAGTGGCGGCCCGTAGATCATGTCGATAGCTTCATGCTGCCCGCCCCGCACCAGTTCCAATACGTGCTCAATGATGTGAGCCTTCGGCATATCACGGACTAGATTGTGGACTTGCACCGCGCGGCCAGCCCAGCGCCCGGTGGCGGCACCATGATACTGGACTAGATTGCGCAGCCGGTTATCGTCGCCGGCTTGGTTGACCATGACGTTGAACTTGGCATTGCTGGCCTTGCCCGCCTCTTGCCGCAGTGTCAGGACACGTCGGGCAGCAGCGGGTAAGGTATCGTCGGCCAGCAGTTCCGTGACATCCGCTTTAGCCAAGCCAACGAGTGCTTTGTGGCAGCCTTGTTGATTAAGCCACTCCTTGATCGGAGCAAGCGCCGTGCATGAAGTCGCGGCACCATTGGTGGCTTCGGCCATCTGTTCGTCATATTTCACCTTCATGGTATCAGCCAGGGTGATCGCTGCCTTGGCCGTGGGCACGTCAATCATCACGCCACGCTGGTTGATCTGGTAGTCCAGCAACCAGACTTGGCGTTCCTTGTCCGAGAGCGGAAGCACGCGGCGGCCAACTTCACGTTCGACACGAACGTCTTGCTGGCAATACGTGCGCAGTCGTTCTTGCTTATCCAGATCATCCCACCATGCAATCGGCTGGTTGGGCTTGCTGCGCGGCCTACACATGCGAAGCATAAGCGCTCTACCTTCAGTATCCTTCAGCAGCGGAAGGCCCAGCGCCAGAGCGGCATCTTCCAGCGCCCCAGGCAACCCCATTGCGTAGGCGCGGGCCATCACACAATGCGTCTGCTCGGGCCGAATGGCGGGCCAATTGTAACGACGGCGCATGACTTCGCTCCAGATCGCCAATTCAAAAGGTGCGTTCCAGGCATGGAACTGCCGGCCGGATTCAATGTGTCGCCGCATTACGTCAGGGAACTTGTCGCCGGGCACCCAGACTTCCGGCTCCATATCCCCGATGGCCCAGGAGAAGCACCACGCATCCGTGGATTCATGGCGGGCGTAGTTGTGCAACCCGACTTCCCGCAGGTCAACGGCGCTGCGGGTTTCAAAGTCACCGTGGGCGACGGGTTCGGTCACAGGAGATCAGCCAAGCATGTAGGCTGAGATGACTTCTGCGGCGACCTGCGGGACGATCGCGTTGCCGTAGGCGCGCAGGCGTCCCACTCGGCTGGCAGCCCCATGAGCCAGCGGGAATGTGCCGGGTTCAACTGGCCGCCACTTTCCATCCCGGCAGTGGAGCCAATCAGCATTTCGCCAGTGGCCGTTAGTCGGGCCGGCCCGTTGGCCGGGAGGTCGCTCTTGTCGGACAGTTGCGCCATCGTCTGCGTTTGCAGATGCGTTGCTCGGTGCATCGGACGATCCGACGTTCGTGGTGTCGAGAACACCCCG